TTTGGTTGATACCTATGGGTACATCGACAATGGGGATGGCACTCTTACGTCACCGCAGGGATATTACTATGATGAGGACACTGGCGGGTATCAGACGTCTGATACGGGCGGATTTGCGACTACTACTGATGTACTAGGAACGACGCCCGTGGATATAAACACCTACTCCGATGCAGAGATGGTTGTACCCGAAGGGATGAGTGTCAGCGACCTGTACGGTTATGAAGACACGATTCTGGGTGAGGGTGAAGGTGGCCTTGGTGGTGACGACACTACGACGACGGTTGTTGAGCCTACGAACACTATTTCGTTTGAACCAGAGGCGGTGGATGTAATTCAGTTTGTTGTTGATTCGACGTCTGGATCTGGGGCCACGATTGATCCTGCTCGGCTCTCGGACCTTGAATCTTATGTTGCGGAACTGCGGGATATTCAGGGGTCGTATAGCGTTGAGGATTTGGATGCGGCTGGGTTTACGGCGAATGAGATTGCGGCGTATGGGCAGCTTATTGATCAAGGTGGGTTGACTGCTGAAGACATAGCGGCGATGCAAGAGAAGTATGGTGCGTTGACCTTGCCACAATACAGTGCGTTGGAAGAAACGTTTGGTTCGTATTTGGGGACCATGATCCGTGGTTCTGCGGGTTTGACGACGGAGATGGCGGGGAACTTCTTGAACGTTCTTGGGGACATTCCAGGTCTTTCGATTGAGGACGGAAAGATCACGCTTGATCCGCAAGACAACTTCCTTACGCAGACGGGTGAGAACGTTGTTGCGACTGGTCAGGATATACAGGACAACTTCTTGGAGCTTTTGGAGACACGGTATCCAGAGGAGTATGTAGCGTTTAACACCCCTATCTTGAATACGGAGACGGGAGAGTTTAACGGGGACGCTTTACGGGCCAAGGCTCTTTATTCTGCTATCCCGACTTTGATTGGTTTGTCGGGTTTACCGTTTGGTGCGGTTCCAGCGGTTGTGACGGGTGCGTTAGCTACGGCTGCTGAGATTGGTACGGAGGCTCGTAACGAGGCTTATACTAAGGCCAAGGAGCAAGGTTTCAGTGACGAAGAAGCGGAAGCGATAGGTCGATCAGCGAACTTACTGGGTGCGACCCTTGGTGTGCCTGTGGGTGCTGCGTCGAACTTGCTTTTAGGTAAGCTCATTGCTCCTGGTGTAGGGGCACCTCAGATTTTGAACATGACAGGTGCGATTGTTTTAGCGGGGGTAGATGAAGGGATTGTTGAGCAGTCCTCTATTCAGACTGCCGTTAACTCTATGTTTGAGGGTGAGCAAGGGTTCGGAGAGGTGGACCTTGGCTTTGGAACGCTGGATGTCAGTGGCGGCTTTAGTATGGATGAGACCATCTTGGGCGCATTGACAGGTGGTGTTATTTCGGTTGGCGCGTATGCGAAGGCCAAGGCCCGAGGTATGACGGACCAGGAGATTGCGCAACAGGTTCAGAACACGTCTAACGGTGAAACTGTGACGTTGAAGGACAATAACGGTGCGATTATCGAACAGGGTTCTGTTCCTGTGTCGGATGTGATCTTCAGCGGCAACCCAATCGAGATGCGGACAGACGCGGATGGTAACACAAGTATTGTGGATACTGTGACGGGGGAGTCAGCGACAATGCCGTCTGGTACGACCTTTACGGCGGGAGAGATTACTGGTGGCGAGACCACTGTACAAGAGTTGACAGCTTCGGAGATTTTGCAGGGCGACAACATTTCTATTGGTCAAGATGCGAATGGCAACCTCACACTCACGGACAACGACACGGGGCTGACAACGAACATCGCAGGCGATCTGTACTATGACGCATTTGGTAATATGTACGACAGTGCCGAGGAAGCGCAGGCGGCGGATGCGTTGTTTGGATTGACTGGCACAGAGACGACGGTGTCGGATTTGCAGGCTACTGAGGATGCGAGGATGAATACGAACGTGACGATTGATTCTCGCGGAGATACGATTGAGTTGACCAATGAGAACACGGGTTTGAAGGTCTCGATTCCTACATCAGGTGACGTGAACTTCACGGATATTGTTACCTCGGTGCAAGACAACAGTATTAGTGGGATCACGGACTCAGGTGGTACGGTTGTTACACTAGGCACGGGAACTACGACTCTTACGGCAGAAGAGGTCCAAAACATTGTGGATGGTGCGCTTTCGGGGCTGTCCGACACGGCGTCACCCGAGGATGTCAGTAGCGCGATTAACGAAGCCCTGTCGGGGCTTACTGATCTTAACGCAGAAGACGTCAAGGAGGTTATTGATACTGCGCTTGGCGATCTGGACATGTTGGGGTCAGAGGATGTCGAGACGGTTATCACTGACGCACTAGCGGATTTGGAGAACATTTCTGCCGATGACGTGGAAACCATTGTTTCGGATGCGCTGAGTGGATTGCAGGACGTTTCGATCACGGACATTGAGACTGCTATTTCAGACGCACTAGCGGAACTTCCTGAAACGGCAAGCCCAGATGACGTGACGACAGCGATTAACGACGCCTTGGCGGAAATGGAGAACCTATCGTCGGATGACGTTGAGACGGTTGTTTCGGAAGCCTTGGCAGATTTGGAGAACTTGTCGTCTGACGATGTGACGACGATTGTTTCGGATGCTATTGCGGAACTTGAGAACGTTTCGGCGGAAGACATTGAAGGTATTGTTGCTGATGCTTTAGCAGAGTTACCTGATTACGCCACACCAGACGATGTCAGCACAGCAATCAACGATGCTCTAGCGGAACTTGAAAACATTTCGAGCGAAGATGTTGAGACTATCGTGGGCGATGCCCTTGGTGAGATGGAGAACCTGTCTACTGAGGATGTCCAAAGCATTGTGGATTCTGCTACGGAAAGCATTGAGGCTGGTGTAGCCGAGGACATTGGTTCTCTTGAGACTGCTTTGACGGAGAAGATCGACGCCCTAGAAGAAGCGGGTGTGGATCGTGCAGAAGCGGTAGACACAGCATTGACAGAGTTGTCCGATGAGATCGGCACAACGAAAGACAGTTTGCTTGAGACCATTGGTACAACAGAAACAAACCTAATTACTCAACTTGAAACGGTTGAAGGCAACATTACGGAAGGCTTAACCGAGGTTTCAGAGTCGATTGACACGTCTAACATGACGTTATCTGAGATTTTGGCGATCATGGAAGAAGAGAAGCGGAAGGAAGAAGAGTATCTGGCGTCCCTCGAAGGGGAACCAGAGCTTGATCGCGATCCGACTTACGATCCAGTGATTGCAGACCCGACTATAGTGGCGGATCCTGTCCCAGAAGGTGAGGTTCGTGAGGGTATTGCGGCAGCGGGGATACGTCCAACTGTGGCACCATACTACCAGCCGATGCAGACAGGGGAGTACAGCTTCTACCGTCCAGAGCCTGGAGTTAGCCAAGCAACACCTGCGCCAGTGTTCCAAGACCCAATCCGCTACTTGGCACCGACCAGTGATCCACTTTACGGGTATGGGTATATTGCACCGAACATGGATATCGCAAGATTGACACGTTTGGCGGCTATGCAGGACACGGGAGCCGAGCAACTAGCGTCTGAAGACCTGATGAACGAATGAATTTACAAACGTTACCCGAAGAAGCGTTAAAAGAAATCTTAGCCTTAACCGAGGCTAAGAAAAGATTAGATTTGAGGGAAAAAGCGCAAGATTATTTCATGCCTTTTGCCCATCACGTCTATGAGAACTTCATTGAGGGCAGGCACCACCGAATTATTGCTGAAAAGTTGGAAAGGGTCGCAAGAGGCGACCTAAAACGACTGATTATCAACATGCCGCCACGTCACTCGAAGTCGGAATTTGCTTCTTTTTTGATGCCTGCGTGGTTTTTGGGTAGAAACCCCAAGCTAAAGATCATTCAAGCTACCCACAATACTGAATTGGCTGTCCGATTTGGTAGAAAAGTGCGAGATTTGATCGATGATCCAGCGTACAAGGAGATTTTTCCCGAAACGAACCTCAAAGAAGACAACAAAGGTGCGGGAAAATGGCAAACTGACCGAGGTGGAGAGTATTTTGCGGCTGGTGTAGGTGCTGCGGTGACTGGTCGTGGTGCGGATTTGTTCATTATTGACGACCCTCACTCGGAACAAGACGCTTTGAGCGAGACTGCGTTCGATCATGCGTACGAATGGTACACTTCTGGTCCTCGACAGCGTCTTCAACCTGGTGGTGCGATCATTCTTGTTATGACAAGGTGGGGTAAAAAGGACCTGACAGGTCGTTTACTCGCCGCACAGGGCGGTGACATCATGGCGGATCAATGGGAAGTTGTAGAGTTCCCTGCGATTTTGCCTTCAGACAAGCCATTATGGCCTGAGTTCTGGGAAAAAGACGCATTATTGTCGATCAAGGCGTCTTTGCCCGTTCAAAAGTGGAATGCGCAGTGGCAACAGACCCCAACATCGTCAGATTCTGCGATAATTAGGCGAGAATGGTGGCAACCGTGGGAAAAAGACGAGATTCCACCTGTAAAATACATTTTGCAAGCGTATGACACGGCGTTTTCGAAGAAAGAGACCGCTGACTACTCTGCTATTACTACTTGGGGGGTGTTTGAACCCGAGGAAGGTGGTCCCGACAACATAGTTTTGATGGATGCCCGACGAGGGCGTTGGAACTTCCCTGAGTTGAAGGAGATAGCCTATGAAGAGCACGAATACTGGGAGCCAGACATGGTTGTGGTCGAAGCGAAAGCGACGGGTACACCGCTCATTGACGAGTTGCGGCTACGTGGTATTCCAGCACTTGGCTTCTCCCCTGGGAAGGGTAGGGACAAGGTAACGAGGATGCATATGGTTGCGCCGTTATTTGAAGCTGGTGTAGTATGGGCACCAAGTGACAAGAAGTTTGCTGACGAGGTCATTGAGGAGGTGGTTTCATTTCCTAATGGCGATCATGATGACTTTTGTGATAGCATGACGTTAGCACTGATGCGTTTTCGTCAAGGAGGTTTCATCTCTTTGCAGAATGAAAACGAGGAACATGACGAATACCGTCGTAAGCGGGAGTATTATTGATGGCACTGCCACCACTTGTAGATTCAGGGATTCGTCCCGAGGACATGCAGGCCGACGAGACGTCGGTTGATGTGTCTGTAGCGCAGCCCGAAGACTTCTCAGGGGGTGCAGAGGTTATTGATGACGGTCAGGGCGGGGCAATCGTCCAGAGCTTGGCAGAACGCATCGCTATGGAAGAGGCGGCTGCGGCTATCCCCTCTCACACAGATAACTTAGCGGAGTATTTGGATGATGGATATCTTGGAGAGATTTCGTCCGACTTACGAGCGTCTTATGAAGATGATTTGGACTCTCGGTCAGAGTGGGAAGAGACTTATACAAAGGGTTTGGACCAGCTTGGTGTCAAGTACGAAGAACGTACTCAACCGTTTGAAGGAGCTAGTGGCGTCACGCACCCGTTGATTTCGGAAAGCGTCACCCAGTTTCAGGCGCAAGCCTACAAAGAATTGTTACCTGCGGGTGGCCCTGTGCAAACACAGGTACTGGGAATGCAGGATGTTGCTCGTGAGGAGCAAGCGGCTCGTGTGAAAGACTTCATGAACTACCAGATCACAGAGGTGATGGAAGAGTTTGATCCTGATATGGATCAGTTGTTGTTCTATTTACCGCTGTCGGGTTCTTGTTTTAAGAAGGTTTACTTCGATGAGGCGAAGCAACGGGCGGTATCTAAGTTTGTACCAGCCCAAGACTTGGTTGTTTCATATGCGGCGTCTGATCTACAGACAGCGGCACGGGTTACACACGTACTGCGCATGGATGCGAACGAGGTTCGTAAGATGCAGATTGCAGGGTTCTACCGTGATGTGGAACTAAGCAAGTACGACGAGGACGAAGATGAGGTCCGCCAGAAGGTAGACGAGTTGCAGGGTACGTCCCGTTCGTACACAGACGACGTATATACAATCCTAGAGATGCACTGTGACTTAGACCTTGAAGGGTTTGAGGACATGTCTCCTGATGGAGAGCCTACAGGCATTGCGCTGCCGTACATTGTTACGATTGACGAGGGATCGGGCCATGTCCTGTCTATCCGCCGTAACTTTGAAGAGGGCGCAGGACTTGCTCGTAAGCAGCAATACTTTGTTCACTACAAGTTCATGCCTGGTTTAGGATTTTACGGTTTCGGTTTGATCCACATGATTGGTGGCTTGGGTCGTGCGGCGACCAGTATTCTGCGTCAGTTGATCGATGCGGGTACGCTTGCCAACCTTCCAGCGGGTTTCAAGGCACGGGGCGTTCGTGTTCGTAACGACGATGAGCCGTTGCAACCAGGCGAATGGAGAGACATTGACGCTCCAGGTGGCAACATCCGTGACTCGATTATCCCACTGCCTTATAAAGAGCCTTCAGGAACGCTTGCACAGCTTCTAGGATCGCTCGTGGATAACGGAAGACGGTTTGTCTCACTGGCAGACCAGCAAGCCTCTAACATGAATCAGGAGGCTCCTGTGGGCACCACAGTGGCATTGCTTGAACGCGGCACGAAGGTAATGTCTGCAATCCACAAGCGTTTGCACTACTCACAGAAGAACGAGTTCCGTATTTTGGCCCGTATCTTCCGTGACAATTTGCCGCAGGAGTACCCCTACGATGTCGCGGGTGGGGATCGCACGGTCATGGCAGCGGACTTCGACGGGCGTGTTGATGTCGTTCCTGTTAGTGACCCCAACATTTTCTCTATGTCGCAGCGTGTAACTCTAGCTCAAACGCAGTTGCAGTTAGCTCAGTCTAATCCGCAGGTGCACAACCTACACGCAGCTTTCCGTCGTATGTATCAGGCACTTGAGGTGCAAAACATCGACGAGATTTTACCGCCGCCGCCACAGCCCCAACCCTTAGACCCGTTGATCGAGAACGCTCGTGCCCTGACAGGGGAGTTATTGAGAGCGTTTGATGGTCAGGATCATGATGCGCACATTGAGTTGCACGTTATGTTTATGAAGACGCCTCTGGTTATGACGTCCCCACAGGTTATGGGTATTTTGATGGGACACGTTCAAGAGCATGTATCGAAGAAGGCGCGTGAGATGGTTATGACTCAAATCCAAGGTTTGATATCACAGGTGCAGTTGATGGCGCAGTCTGGGGCGATTGACCCACAAGCAGCACAGCAACAGATTGCGGAAGTACAGCAGCAGATGCAGAATCCTGAAGAGATCGAAAAGATGGTCGCTATGCAGGAAATGCAGTTGATGAACGAGTTGATGCCGAAGATCACACCGCAGGGTCAGGATCCAATGAACGATCCTCTAGTACAAATCCGTATGCAGGAGTTGGCTGTGAAGCAGCAAGACATGCAGCGTAAGGCACTAGATGATGCGGCTCAGATTGATCTTGAGATGCAGAAGATGCAGCAACGTGCGGCGACAGATGCGGCTCGTATCGAGAGCATGGAAGACATCGCTGACCAACGCAACGACACGAACCTTGAGCGTATTGAGGTACAACGTCAGAAAATGCAGCGAGGATAAAATGCCTTTAAAAGTAGGAAGTTCTCAGAAAGTCATTAGTGACAACATACGCACTGAGATGGCTGCGGGTAAACCTAGAAAGCAAGCTGTGGCGATAGCGTTGGACAAGGCTGGCAAAAGCAAGTATGCGTCTGGCGGTATGGTGAACAAGCGGTTTAGCCCGATTGCTCGACCGCAAAGGTTTGCTGGAGAGTTCTGATGATATGCACTTTGGTCCTGATAGCTTGGGGCCAGAGTTTTCAGCTTGGTTTTTACAAAGCCTGTTTCTACGACTGCGGGTCGCAACGTTTCGGATATTATGATAGAGTATATCGTGTAAGTCCCGAATACGTTTGTCCTGTGAGGTTGGAGTTGGCTTAATGGCAGTTTTGGAAACCATTGCGGCAGCTAACGCAGCCTATTCAGTTATTAAAACTTGTATCCAGAACGGGCGTGAAGGGGCAGACCTTATGGCGTCTGTGGGAAAGTTTCTCACGGCGGAGGAAGAACTCAAGGACGCAGTCC